TCCAGCACGACGCGCGGAGGTGGGTTTGGTTCTGGTTCAAAGTAACTTAGGAGTCACAAATGGCTTACCCCACTGTTGACGCTCCGTACGGTTTTAAGCCCATCAATCGACTAGATGGACTTCCCTATGCTGGAGCAACTCGTCAAATCCCCATTGCCAATGCGTACAGCCAGAATATCTTCTACGGCGACGTAGTTCAGATTTCTAACGGTACCGTTGTGCGTTCGTCGTACACACCCGCGTCTTCGCCGACCACGCCTATTGCTGGCACCATCGGCATTTTCTTGGGTTGCTCGTACACCAGCCCTTCCACCGGCCAGAAACTGTTCCAACAGTTCTATCCGGCTAACACGGCTGCAAACGACATCGTCGCCATCGTGGTGGACGATCCCCGTGCGCTGTTCAAAGCAGTTGTCACGACCCAAGGCACGTCGCTGGCGAACAACAGCACCACCGTGGGCTTCCTGAACCCCTACTATGTCGGCTCTAACCTGTATCAGGTTGGTGGCGCTGGTGGCGTGACGGGCAGCACCATCACTGGTGACTCGGCGTTCTCCGTGTCGGGCGCTGTTGTGACCTCTGGCACCGCTGGTGCTGGTGATCGCGTGACTGCAGCCGTGCCGTTCCGTATGGTTGGCGTTGTGCCTGAGACTGCTGTGACCCTGTCGGGCACCGGCAGCACCTCTGGCTCGTCTGCCACGGTGACGCTGACTGCTGCTGTGTCGGGCCTGCGTCCTGGCATGCAGTTGGTCTGCCCGACTGGCACTGGTACCCTGGCCGGTAACTACGCAACCGTGATCAACGTGGCTACCACCACGCTGACCCTGAACGCGTCTGTTACTCTGGCTTCTGGCTCGGCGCTGTCCTTTGTGGGCTTCCCCGAAGTTTTGGTGGCTTGGAACGGAAACTTCCACAGCTATAACAACACCACGGGTGTCTAAGGAGTAATTCAAAATGGCAATTTCTCGTGCCCAACTACTGAAAGAACTCCTGCCGGGTCTGAACGCCCTGTTTGGCATGGAGTACGCTCGCTACGGCGAAGAGCACAAGGAAATCTACGAGACTGAAAAGTCCGAGCGTTCCTTTGAAGAAGAAACCAAGCTGGCTGGCTTCAGTGCCGCTCCGGTGAAGAACGAAGGTCAGGCCATCGCGTATGACAATGCGCAGGAAGCCTTCACCGCTCGTTACAACCACGAGACTATCGCCCTTGGCTTCTCGATCACCGAGGAAGCAGTGGAAGACAACCTGTATGACAGTCTGTCTGCCCGCTACACCAAGGCTCTGGCCCGTGCGATGTCCTACACCAAGCAGGTCAAGGCCGCTGCCGTTCTGAACAACGGCTTCAACGGCGCTTACCCCGGCGGTGACGGCGTGTCGCTGTTCGGCGTCAACTCCTCGGCTGCTCGCGTGGGTCACCCCCTGGTTTCCGGTGGTGTGAACTACAACAGCCCGTCTGTTGCCGTTGACCTGAACGAGACGTCGCTCGAAAACGCTGTGATTCAGATCGCTGCGTGGACGGACGAACGCGGTCTGCTGATCGCCGCCAAGCCGGTCAAGCTGGTCATTCCGCCCAGCCTGATGTTCGTTGCCAAGCGCCTGCTTGACACTGAACTGCGCGTGGCCACTGCTGATAACGACATCAACGCTATCAAGCAGATGGGTGCAATCCCCGGTGGCTTCACCGTCAACCACTTCTTGACCGACGTCAACGCCTGGTTCCTGACCACGGACGTGCCCAACGGTCTGAAGCATTTCGAGCGTGTCGCTATGGGCACCTCGATGGACGGTGACTTCGACACCGGCAACGTGCGCTACAAGGCCCGCGAGAGGTACTCGTTCGGCTGGTCGGACCCCCTCGGAATTTGGGGCTCTGCCGGAGCCTAAGCTAAAACCTAGCATTTATGCGGGTTGCAGAGGGGGCTTCGGCCCCCTTTGTTTTTATGCTTGTGTTATTGTTTAAGTTCGTGGTACACTTGTCCAAGATGCGGGGCGTTACCTGTGTCTAAGTCGAGGAGCGCCACATGGCCAGAGGCATCTACAAAATCATCAACGTCGTCAACAACAAGTTCTACGTCGGCAGCGCGGTAGACCTGAAGCGCCGAAAGACGCGGCACTTTTCCGAGTTGCGTACCGGCAAGCACAACAACCGCCACCTGCAAGCGGCATGGGTCAAGTACGGCGAGCAGGCGTTTGTCTTTGTCGTGGTCGAAGAACTTGCGCTAGCTGCCGACCTTCTTGCGGCAGAAAACAGGTGGCTCAAGGAGCACGTGGGCAAAGACTACTGCTACAACATTGGCGTAGACGCAACCGCACCTCACTTAGGGATGTCGGGCCCGTTAAGTCCGACTTGGGGGCATAAACACACGGACGATGCCAAACACCGTATTGGCGTAGCGTCTAAAGCGCGTGTGCAGTCCCCCGAGGAAAAAACTAAGCGTCGCGCCACTATGCTTGGTAAACCAAAACCCGCCGCAGTTCGAGCCAAGATCAGCGCCACGTTGTCTGGCGAAGGCAACTTCTGGTACGGCAAGAAGCGGCCCGATCACGGCGCCAAGGTTAGCAAGGCAGTGGAGGTGTGTGACGCTACCGGCAGCGTCACAAAGTACCCCAGTATTCAGGCGCTGCGGGAAGCCCTAGACCTCAAACCCCCCACAGTTAACCGCGCTTTGAAATCAGGCAAACCCTTAACTCGGGGACCTTTGAAGGGCTGGTGCTTTAAATACGTTGACGCTGCCCCAGGCCCCGGTGTATAAATACGCAAGTCCCAAGATTCCAAACCTGCTTGCTGACCGGCTTGGCGGACTGACCTCACAGACAGCAAGCGCAATTTGAGGAATATGCGATGGCTCGCACTACCTTCTCCGGCCCAGTTGCGTCGAACAATGGTTTCATTGGCGGCACTGCATCTAGTCCCATTTCCGTCACGACCGCTGGCAACATCAGTTCGTCTTACGCCACCACTTCGGCTACGACGGGCGACACCCGCCTGTCGTACAACCGTCTGGCATTTACCTCGACTGGCTCCGGCGAGACGCTGCGTGCGTTCTCCGTCGTTACTGGTGCAGGTGCGGCAACGGGCGGCACGATCAACGGCGCTCACATCAGCACGTCGATCAACACCACGGGCACCATCTCTGGTGCGGCCAACGCCATCCGCGCCACGTTGGGTGGCACGGCTACCACTCCTGGCGGCACGTTGGCTGTTCTGCAACTGGATACCGACTACGGCACCAACGTCACTCTGGGCGCGGCCTCTTCGTTCATTCGCGTGACCGACAGCGGCTCTCAGACCGGTGAAGTTCAGAACCTGATCAACATCGAGACTGGCCCTGCGGCTACGGTTGCGCCTACTGCCAGTGCGGTGGCTGCATCGCCTTCTAAGGTCATCAAGGTGACCATTGGCGGCACGCCCTATTACGTCCCCGCTTACGCCACCTTCACGCCCTGATGCAGATAACCAAGGAATTCTTGGAGGCTGAAGTTGCTGAGCTTGAGCGTGAGATGCAGAAGGCGGTGACCTTCCAAATCCAGGCTCAAGCCACGATTCAAGCCTACAGGATGCTATTAGACAGGTTAGACGCACCAGAACCGGAGCAAAAAGATGGCGATGCAATACGACGTTAAATCAGCGCACATGGCGGCGTCTGGTGTAGCGGTCACCTACCGTACGCGTCTCAAGGGTGCGATTGTTTCGGCCAATGCCAGTGCTGCCACGCGCAACACGGTGTACGCCAACAATCTGGCTCAGACCGGCACGTACGGTCGTTCGACCAATACAGTCACGGTGACCATCACGGCGCACGGACTCGCCACTGGCGACCGCGTGTGGCTGTCTTTCTCGGCAGGCACTGGCGGCACGGCGACGACCAACGTGTACGCTGTGACGGTATCCAACGCCAACACGTTCACGGTTACGGACACTGCTTCGGGCACCATCACTGGAAGCCCTGCAGTCACCATGTACGCCGATCTCTTGTTGGAGGCCGACTCGTACAACTCGACAGCGTTCAATGTGATCATTCCCGGTGAGGGCATCCTGGCCGAGAACGGTATCTACGTTGGCTTGGTCAGCAACGTCACCACGACGATCTTTTATGGCTAAGACCCCGGCATGGCAGCGCAAGGAAGGAAAGAACCCCAAGGGCGGCTTGAACGCCAAGGGGCGAGCCTCCTACAACGCCGCGAATCCAGGGAAGCCAGGGTTGAAGGCACCTCAACCGGAGGGCGGTCCACGCCGCGACTCTTTTTGCGCCCGTATGAAAGGGATGAAAAAGAAGTTGACGAGCGAAAAAACCGCAAAAGATCCGAATTCGAGGATTAACAAGAGTCTTCGGGCATGGAACTGCTGATATGCCAAGCGTTAGCGGTAAGCAGCACAGGTTCATGGCGGCGGTGGCGTCAAACCCCAAGTTCGCCAAGAAGGCAGGAGTTCCCCAATCCGTTGGGGCTGAGTTCTTGAAAGCGGACAAGGGCCGCAAGTTCAAAGAAGGTGGCGAGATGAAAGAGTCCAAGGCGATGGTGAAGAAGGAGATCGGCTTCATGAAAAAGGCCGGTGCCCCTAAGTCAATGATCAAACATGAGGAGTCCGAAATGAAGGGCATGAAGATGAAGAAGATGGCTTCTGGCGGTATCACCAAGGCCAAGATGGGCGCAGTTCCTACCGCTGCTCCTAGCCGCGACGGTCTGGCCACCAAAGGCAAGACCAAGGGCACGATGGTCAAGATGGCCGCATCGAAGCCTCTGGGCATGAAGCGCGGCGGAAAGACCTGCTGAGATGAAACGCCGCTATAACGCTGGCGGTGGCGTCTTCCGCGAAGGCACGGAGGTTCCTGCCAATACGGAAGACATGAAGTCTGCTCCGAAGCCGCTTACTCCAGCGCAGCGTCTTGGAAAGATGAACATCGACAGAACGGGCAAGCTGACTCCGGCAGAGCGTCGGAAGTTGGAGCGCGACATGAAGATGGCATCTGATCCGATTCCCAAGGCCAAGGGTGGTACGGCTTCGTCTCGTGCAGACGGCTGCGCCATGCGTGGCAAGACCCGTGGAAAGATGGTGTAGCCATGATGCCGAGCCGGGGGATGGGGGCAATCGCCCCCTCCAAGATGCCCAAGAAGAAGGTCATCCGACGCAAGGATGACCCGAACGACGTTGACA